TATTCAACAAGCTGCACAGCAAAATCAATCTGGATTCGATAATGGATTACAAAACCCAGCATTGGGAATCCAGCAACAACCAGTACAGACTACAATTCAGTTTCCGGTAACCCCGGTAATGGAAACAAAAGTAGTTAACCCTGCAGCTATGGGTTCTGAACAAAAAGCTGCATTAGAACAACAAATTCAACAAAGTCAACAACAACCTAGTATTGAAAAGAAAGAGGTAAATACCATGACAAAACAAGAAAACCTAGACATGACTAATGAAAACAAAATGAACCAACAAGCTAAAAATGAAGAAGTAGTAGTTAATGCGTTATTAGCAGAAAAAATTGCAGATGCTGTAGCTAAAGATAATAAAAATGATCGATTAGTTGATGCATTTACAGAAGGTGTTATCACTGGTGCTGCTTGTGGCGTTGGTGTAGTAACAGGCGCTTATTTAGCAGATAAAGCTATCTTAGCTTTCGAAGATTGGAAAAACAATAAAGATAAAGCTGAAGAAGCAGCAAGCTTAATCTCTAATCTTTTATAATTTCTAAATATTGATCCTAAGGAGTGTGGTATATTATGTTTAAAGAAATAACAGAAGCTCTGTTAAGTAGTCCTATTATTATAGATGAAAATCCAATGATCTCCTTAGAGCGTCATATGGAAATTCATAAAAAAAGAATAGAAAAAGAAAAAGAAAAGATTAAAATGGAAGAATTCCTTGATGATATCTTTTCAAAATAACACAAATACAAGAGCAGAGTCATTACGACTCTGCTCTTATTTTTTTTGTTTATTAAGATAAAGTATTACCTTCAGTACCACTATTAGTTGTTGTAGCAGTTGGAGCTTTTTGAGCAGGTGCTGCATTATTTGTATTTACAGTCATAGTACCACTAGCCTTTTCACTGCCAGGAGCTGTTGGATTGCTTGGAGCTACATTAGTAACAGAGTTTTCTTCCCGAATAGAGTTTTTCATATCAGTAAGAAGTTTAGATAATGTAGATTCATTTAAATCCATAATATTCAAAGTATTCAAGCATTCTAAGAAAGAATACATAACCTTTGTATCATTGATAGCTTTTTGGAAATCTAATCTACCAGTGATTCCTACAGAATAAGATTCTTTAATAGCTTGATTTCTATGAATAGCTTCTAAAGTATTTTTACTTAAGATACTGAATACAGAAGTAGCTTCTTCACGGAAAGCACGTTGTTTACCACGAACCATAGCCATTGCTTGTTCTTGAACTTGATCACCATATTTAGGATCTAATTCAGTATTTGGATCGCCATTGAAATCTTGGAAGCTAGGGTCATTAGGATCAATAGTATCTTTTAAAGATGCTACTTTTTCTTTTGCCTTTTCATACACTTTCTTGATTTCTTCTTTTTGTTTTTTGTTTTGATCAATAAAATCATTAACTGCATCTTCTACACGAGAAGTAATCATTTTTGTGATATCTTTTGGAATGATACTTTTTGTATCAAATACAAATTTTTTAATAGTATCATCTTCAATATCAAATAGTTCAGCTTCAGGAATTCCGTCTTGAGCAATTTCTTTAGCTTCATTCATCATAGCAGTATGATAACCTTTAATAGCTTCATACCACTCATTTAAATAACAGCTTTTGTCTTTTAAAGATTGAACTAAATTAAAAGCACCATGTTCTTTGATAAAGTTTCTTACCAAAGTTTTACCAAGTTTTCTTTCATGAGAATTGCAGAACTGTTCTTTTAAAACAGGTTTCAACATGCCTTGGTATAAGCAGCATTCTAATAATCTGCTATTTACAGATTCAGAGAATTGATCTACAAGATCTTTATCTAGTTTAGTTTTATCTTGTGCTTTTGTATATTTTTTATAAAAATCAAAATCATCAGTTAAGTCTTTATCAATGTCTGGATAAAGATTAATAGATTCCTCTTTAAGAGCTTGTTGTTCCAAGTTGCGTTTAATCAACTCAGCTGTGCTCATAGGAGCTCTTTTGAACATAGTTTCTATTTCCTCCTGTTAGCATTCATCATTAATGTAAAAATTAGATAAGAATTCGTCTAATGTATCAGCAGCTTTAATAACTTCATCGGAATCCAAATAATATAAATGGATTGCACCTTTAGAATCTGCACAAATTAACGCATCATTAACTGTACAAGCAATAGGATATAATTCAGCTACTTCAAATGGAGAAATACCAGATTCACTATTTTCACCATTGCAATAGAATTGATATAAATGATATGCACTTTCCTTAGGTGTTAGATACATAGGATTTTCAAAATTTAAGAAATATTTGAATTGAATGCATTTATGGTCTTTTACATCAAATTTATTTTTACTATATGGAACGTAGTTATAGTGAGCTATAATATAAGATACAATATCTTTAGGGATTTTGAAACCATAATCTTCTAAAGATGCCAAGATATCTTTTTTCATTTCTGGAGTTACTTCAGGTCCTTGAAGCATCCAATCAATATTAAACTCATCTTTTTCTAATAAAGATTTGTCAGGTTGTTTACCAAGTACTAGCATATCTAATTACCCCCTTATTAGAATAAAGGACCATCAGATACTTCAGAAGGATTAGTTTCTACATCATCAATACGATATTTTTTATTATCCTTTTTGATTTCTTTATCAGCTTTATTTTCAGCAGTTTTTGCTTCTACAGCTAATTTATCTGCAATTTGACGGAAAGTTCTAGCAACTTGAAGTTGTTTACGAATTACAGATTTCTTATCAGCATCAGTAGTGATATTAGGATTGTCTTTCAATTCGTTAGCATTCATTTCTAACAAGTCTGCTTGAATATCGAAGTATACAGATACACGTTGACGAGCAGCAAAGAAATAGTAAACCAAATCTTTAATCAAAGGAATCAATGCAATAATTGTAGGAACTGCAATCAATAAACCTTTAACCAATACCATACCACCAACACCAAATAAGTTTTGAGTTCTATTTTTAATTAATGGACGAATAGCATTTTCTACATCATTTGTTCTACATGCTTCATTGAATTTAACTAGATTTTCATAAAGCAAATGTTCTTTTACTTTAGCAACACCAGTTTTATCCATTACAATAGTAAGACCATCATTTTTAGGATCTTTAACGTATTCGATACAGCAAGCGATCATATAGGATAAAGAACCGATTACTGCTAGTGTAACGGATTCATATAACATGATACCGAAATCAACTTTAGCCATATAGGATTGAACAAATACATCAGAATTGTCATCTAAGTTATCAATAGCATTTTCAATAACTTTTACAGGAGTGGTATCTTCTTTATATTGTTCGAAGATATCAGTAAGTGTTCTAGCACACTCTTTTAATTGAGCGTATTTAGGAAGACGAGTAATATCACCACGAGATTTAGGAATATCGCCTTTCTCAACGTCATCAATTTTAGCTACAATCATTTGATATAATTTATTTGTAAGAGAAAGCAATACTGTATTTTGTTCTGCTTCGTCTAGATTATATAAACGAGTAGTAGTTTTGTAATCAGCGATATCCATATATTCGCTGACGATTTGTTTGAATTCTTTTGTCATAACTTCTTCTCCAACTGCACGTTTATTAGGATTATTATTGTTCATAGGGTTAGCAACATTATTGCTTGGGTTAGTAGTTGGAGCACTAGGCTTAACCATATTAACAGTAGAAGCAACCTTACCCATAGGATTTGCTGGTTTAGGATTAGCATTGCCTTCACCATCATCAAAGTTGATATTTAGATCAGCTTGTTTTGGGCCAATATTATTTACAGTTCCGTTAGATCTTGGAGGATTCATACTAGTTGGATTATCATTAACAGTACTAGTCATATCCTCTTCATTCAAGGATCCAACCCCGACTTTATATGTAATCATCTATTATCTTCCTTTCACTAACGTATTAATCATTTTCTTATATTCTCCAGCACCTTGTTCTCTTTCAAGACTCATAAAGGAGATAGTTTCAAAGTTCTTAGTACCATCATCATATAAGAAATCAACTTTTTCATTAACTTCATCGATAACTGCTACGCCAATGAAATTATAACCTTTCATAACAGAGAGCATGGTAGATGCTTTAGAAAGATCTAAACGATAGCTTTGTTTAATAATATCCACTTCAGCTTTAGATAATACTAGCATAGTAATAGCAGCACAAGCAGCATTATCGGCTCTTGCAGTAGTATTCATCTTAGAACGATTAGCACGGATTTCAAGCATTTTCCAAATACGGGAATTGGAACCCTTATTTGTTTTTGCTACAGCATCAATCTTAGCACGATCAATAGCAAATAAGAAATCACGGAAGAATTGAATTTCGCCAGTTGTAGCACGAATGAAGTTTAATAAACCTCGACGATCTGTATTTTTTAATACCATTCGATTCATCATTTCGGAAGATGGAATGTAATGGATAACACATTTAACACCAATAACTGCTGTATTAACGATTTCATTATCTTTACCATCTGCTTGTGTTACGAAATTAATGATCATTAAGCTTGGAGTAGCTTCATTAGCTTTTTTGATATCAGTTGTAACGATTTGTTTAGAGATGATATCAGCTTTATCTTTAAGAGTAGCATTTTTATCTTTTAATGTAGCTGCACGATCTCTAGCTGTGATAGGAATTTTTCTAGAAGTAGTCGTGGATCTTGTTCTTATAGTGCCATTGTTATAATCATCTATAGCATCTCGCTCAGTACTTGCTGTAGTATCCATAGTTGTGTAGTAGTCATCATCACCAGCTTCAGATATTTGAGTAGCTTTATAATCACCAAATACTGTTTTAACTTTGTAATTATTCAAAGAAACAGGATTTAGATTTTCTGCTAATACTTTAGTATAGTTTTCATTAAAAGCTAAGTCTTCCAATACAGCTTTTGTAGCTTCTGTAATATGAGCATTAGTTAAAGCAGTTGTTTGGACTTCTTCATCTAACTTATTAGCAAAATCAATTACATCATCTACAGTCATATCACTAAGGTCTAAAGAAGAAGTGATATTATTATGGAATTTCTTCAAATAAGATTGAGCACTTTTAGCATCTGTAATTTGGCTAGCAGCAAATAACATTTGGAACATTGTTACATATTTACGTTCAGCTGCTTTAGCAATCATTTGAGCTTGTTCTACAGATACAGATTCGCTTACTAATACTGGGAATACAGCTGTTAACCCTTTTGCTTCTTTAGCAATATTAGAGTTCATTTTAAAACCTGTACTAGAAGTACCATTAATAGTACCAGTAATTCCACGTTTTAATTCATCAAAGTCTAAATCCATCAAGGACAAAACCTTTTTCAAAGGTCCCATATCCGCTTCGGATAATAGAGTCTTATATTCATGCATGAAATATTTCCTCCTGAAATTATAAAAGTAATTATATCGATATAATTATCACTGAAGATAATTACGATAATGTCATAGGATTAGCTCATTACAGCCCTGATTAATTAGTACCCTCTCCGACATATGTATAATAAATTTTTGTATTTTTTTGTTAGGTGGTGAGACAGTGGCCGATCCTAAGGATTTTATCGAAATAACACGAGACACAGATTACCGTGATGCATTAGGTCCTATAGAAGGAAATGATGATGAAGCAGTTATGCATATGTGGGGACGTGCTAATGACGATAATGAGGATATAGTAAAATTAAAATCAGAGGTACTATCTCATGAATCCGACATGAGAAAGACTATGAGAGCAAATGGTATTTATGAACCGGATGATCTCAAATATTGGTCTACATTCTATAGACTTCCAAGATTAGACCCTTTTAATCATGTTCAGGGTGCTAGAGAATATGTATTCTTTACAAAACCAGATCTTCCCATCTTAAGATATAATGATGGAAGTCCAGATGATAAATCTAAATCTGGATGGTTATCTGCTGAAGCTAGTCAGATCCCATACTTTAATTGGTTATATAGCCATGGATATCTATATACTGTTTTAGAAAATCTTTGCTATGGGGCATCTGATGGTAGTTCTGGTAGATCTTGTCCATTTGTTAGAATTTTAAGTAATAGAAAAACGTCTAATATTGATATTCCAGATATTGCAGTAGATGAATTAGAAACTGCTCAAAATATGTTTGGGTCTAGAATCTTATATCCTAAATCTTCTATAAGCTCTGATGAAAACATAGATTTTAGTGTAGAGTTTGAAGATACAAGATATTTAGAAATTTATAACTACTTCAAAACTTATGATATTGCACGACAACTATCTTGGTTAGGATTACTACCTCCTAAGAAATCTTATATTATAAATAAGATACTTTATTCTCATATGAGTATATTTAGATTCTTAGTAGACGATGATGGTGAAACTATTCTTCACTTCTCTAAATTTACAGGAGTATTTCCTAAATCAATCTCTAGATCTTCATTTAGTGAAATCCCTCAATCAGGTCCTTTAAAGGTTACTATTGGATTTAAACTAAGCGGATTCTTTGAAGATATGGAACCTAATATCTTATCAGATTTCAATTCATTAATATCTCTATGGAAAGAAGGTAGCATGACGGCAGCCCCTCCAGAGAATGAAGTAGATATTTGGGACGAAAGTATCAGTGCAGTATCTGGTGAGAATGTGGATTATCCATATATAGTATTCCCTAAAGAAGCTGATTGGAGAGGTTATAAATTGCCATTACTTAAATGGGGCAAAGACGAACCAGAATCTCAACCTCAAATACTTGGTATGGAAAAAGGAACTTATAACAGCAAATTCAAAAATAATAATAAAACTTTATATTTAAAGAAAAAATGGTTTAGACGTGGAACTGAAGAATAGGAGAAGACATGGCATATTATACTACTAATATACTTAGTACAGATATCTATAAAGTAACAGACTTTATAGAAGGTCTTAAGTCTAAGTATATCGATATACCAGAAGATACTCTGGTATTAGGCGTTTATGGTTATCTATCTTCAATCTTTGGTAACTTAGCTGAGAATACAGCTATTATGGCTTCAGAATATTCTATGGAAGCTATTCCTACAAAAGCTAAATATGAAAGAAATGTAATCTCTCATGCATTGGCTTTAGGTATTAATAGTATTACTGCAAAGCCTGCTCAGATTGAAGTAACCATCAACTTACCTGAATCTCAAATGGTTGCCAATATGAAGAATAACAAATTTGTTATCGACAAAGAGTATATCTTCTATATTGGTGAAACTACAAAATATCCATATGTATTAGATTATGATATCATAGTAACACGTCACCATCTTCCTACTGGTGAGGTATTATATACTGCTGCATATGAATTAACTGATACGAATAAATTATCTACAGTTACTAATCCTTATTTACCATATTTGGGTGTAGTAAATATCTCTGGCGATAGAATGATCTCTATTAAGACTACCATCAGACAGGTTACTCATACTCAAATATATAAAAAGATTATTGTAAATAACCCATTAGAAACTAAGATCTTAAACTTCACTTTCGAAGATCAATTAGCATATTTCTATGTAATGGTTTCTGAAGAACAAGAAGATGGTACTTATAAAGAAGCCGTATATTATGAACCAATTTATGATGGTTTATATGATTATACTACAGACTCTAATAAGAACTTCATCAACTACATGTATCTAGATGAAAAGACAATTCGTTTAAGATTCAATAGAGAAAACCAACCAAGAAGAAATGCTGAGATTACAGTTCATGTATTTACAACGCTTGGTAGTAAATGCAATTTCAAATTGAATCAATATCAAGAATTGATGTCTTATAAATCTGATAAATATCCATATATGGGTATGTATCTAGTTCTTATGAGTGCATCAGATTCCCAATATGGTGATGATAAACTTACTATTGATGAATTAAAACAAGCAATCCCTGCTGAAGCATTGTCTAGAGGATCTATCTCTACTTATACGGACTTAGATAACTTCTTTAACTCTCTTCAAAGAGATGATTGTAGATTATATTTATTAAGAAAAGTCCATAATCAAATTGAGAGATTGTATTATGTATATCTTATGATGAAAGATGGGGATAATATTATTCCTACTAATACAATCACTGCAGATATTGATTCTGACGTATTCTCCAATAATAATAAGAGTAATATGATTATCAAACCAGGTGCTAAATTCTATGCCGATCCAGTAACTGGAACAATTAGAAATGTAGCAGCTGATAATGAAGCTACTATTAATAGCATGGATGATAATGGTTTCTTATATATGAATCCATATTTGATGTGTATTAATAAGAGCCCATTCTATGTATCATATTATTTGACTCTAGTAAATTACTATAGATCATTATATTTTGAATATGTAAATAACTCATCTCTTATTCAATTCGTAGCTACTACAGTTCATGCTCATAGAGAATTTTATGATGATTATGACACATTCAAAATTGATATGACATGCTATCAATCTATTGGTACTGACTTCCAATTAGTTAAATATGAAGAAGATGGTGTTACTATCTCTGAATTGAATTTCAAAGTATACGCCGTTCTTTATAGAACTGATAATGATGGAAATGAGTACCCATTCAAATATCTAGAATCTAATCTTATGAGCTATAACCAAAATGGTTATAAATATGATTTACAATTTAAATTTAAGCTCAATGATATTATCTCTTCTAAAGATACTTACATCTATTCTCCAAGTGGTATGCATAATATCAAGAATGGTAAAGATCTAGGAACTTATTTACCAACAAACGTAAAAGTTAAATTCTTCTTTGTCGCTAAAGAGGATAAAGAATATGGTAAAGATTATGAGATTAATAAAAAGAAAGGAAATCTAGATAATATAATTCCAGGTTTGGATGGATGGAGTTTATTAAACGTATATTCTGCTGGTGATGCTGGTTTGGATATCTTCTATGATTATAGCGACTTCAATAACTCTTATATTGCTTTAAGTAAAGATGAAGAAGCTGGTACTTATGGATATAAAATTCATAAGATGCCTGTAGTAAGATATACTTATCTTAATTCTAATGAAAGAATTAATAAGCTAGTGGAAATGATTGATGAACGTAGATTATATATTCAACAAGCTACATTCTTACTAGAAGATTCCTTCGGTATTGATTATAAATTCTTCAATACTTATGGTCCTTCTAAAATGTATAACATCGATAGAGAATCTAATATTGATAAGATTAACCTTTCTCTTAAATTCGAAATCAAATTCCAATCTAAAGAAGAAGCTTCTTCTGTATTGGATGATATTACAAATTCAATTAAGGAATATATTGAAGATATGAATAACCTTACAGATCTTCATATGCCTAACCTTATCACTTATATTACAAATATCTATCGTGAACAAATTGTATATATTAAATTCATTGGTTTAAACAACTATGAATCACTACATCAATCCATCTATAAAAATCCTCAATTAGAAGATAATTACTTTAAAGAAACTCAAACAGTACCAGAGTTTATTAATGTAAATACTCTAAGAGATGATAAGCCTGATATTACATATAAGATCGTTGAGTAGATATTATGGATAATATTAATAAAAAAGAGAGATTAGAAAGAAGGAGTTCTATCTCTCTTTCCTTCAAATTAGATTTGCAATTATTTGCAGAGCCTCCTTCTGGTGACCCAAACCTTCCAGATTATAAATCTGAAGATCCATTCATGAATAATGATGATATTCCTTTATCTACTGATAGTAATAGAAGAAGCAACCCATATAATATAGAGCATATAGATAAAAGATATAAAGCTTGGGCTACTTATATGATCAATATTAAATATGAGAGTTTAGATGATTGGTGTGCTATACATGGGGTTCATTATGATAACAATGTAAAAGTATGGCCAGATGGCATAGGCTTTACTGAGTCATCTACAACCAATTCTGTACCATCAGATGAGGATAAAGAAAGAATTAGACACTATTTTGATTCAGTAGTTCATGCGACTTCTATGAATAGATTTGTTAAAAGCAATTACCCTGGTTTGGGAAATTCAACTTTAATGAATGATGCATCTTTATTAAAAATTATTCAAAATATTGATTTTAGTAAGTGCACTTCCGGTGTGGAAATGTTTAGATATGATAGAGGTTTAAGCTACCCTATTTTTAGAAATAATACTTTTACACCATATAAAAAGATAGATATGACTAGAGCATTCGCAGATTGTCTTAGAATTGAAACTTTTGAATTTGATACCGGCGGAACTCTATATTTTTCTGAGCATGGATTTGATGAGATATTCTTAAACTGTGAGTGGCTAGAATCTGTAGATCTATCTAAAACTAATCTTGTTGCAGTAGAAAGACTCTCTGATAGTTTTAAAGGATGTGTAAAACTAAAGAAAGTTATTGGTACCTTAGATTTATCTAATTTAAGATATGACGAAGATACCTTTAATAATCACAAAGCTTTTAAAGATTGCACTCAACTAAACACACCTGTTAATGTTTATCTAAGAGATATATTTGTAGAGAGATCTTTCCCATCAGCATTATTAAGTGCTAATAATGGTTCAATTAAGAAAGTATTGGCTAAGTATCTTGGATTGCAAGAAAATATGCTTAATTTAACATTAGGCTATGATCAATTATAATATATTGATATAAGATATAACTTGACATCTTAATGAGGCTTTATCGAGCCTTTAAGATTCGAAGTGATAACACTTATATAATATTTTGAAAAGAAAGGAGGAGTGCATTCATGGCAGCTCCAAGTATTACTATTATGGATGAATCAGATAAATCTGTTACTAACTGGGACGCTGGTGTCGTTCAAGCAAGTAATGAATCTGCTGTTTTCTCTATATATGTATGGAACAATCGCAATGGCTCTACTGCTATTTCTGACTTAAAAGATGTAACTATTACAGCCCTCGATATTGACGGTTCTTCCAACGGTGAATTAGTTGCTGGCAAATGGGTTCGTGTAAACGTACCTAAAGTTGACGGTAACGTTTCTACATGGACACCTGTAGGTGGTTCTGATGGTAAACATCTCCAAGCAGAAGCAGTTACTGCAGCTAGTGATTTCACAATCAAAGGAACAGTTAACGATGGTAATAAAAATACTACATCGTCTAAACAAAACTACTGTAAAGTGAATTTGAAAGTTGTTGTACCTGTAAATGCTACACCTGGTACTAAAACTTACAAAATTCGTGTTAATGGTTATTATGTATAATAGGAGGTAAATTACATGGCTGCAAATTTGGGTCCAGTAATTACATTATATAATGAAGCCAATACAAGCCCAGTAGACACTTGGTCTGTTGGTACTGTAAAAGCTCAAGAACCTTCTACTCCATTAGTGGTTAATATCTGGAACAACCGTGGTAATGATACTGAAGATCATTCTGACCTTCGTGAATGTACTCTTACTGTTTTAGATGCTAATGGTAATACAGCAAATGAAGACGTAGCTCGTGATAAATGGATTGAAACTAAACTTGCTTCCGATTCCGATTGGTTAAAAATCGGTGGTTCCGGTTCTAGCTTCGTATCCAAAAAAGTTACAGCTAATACTGCATCTGCTGGTGAAGGCGTTTTAAAAGGTACTATGAATAATGGTCGTGTGGAAACAAGTGGTACAAACGTTGCTACTGTATCTTTCCGCGTTAATGCACCTATCAATAGTACTCCTGGTAACAAAACCTTTAAAATTCGTTTAACTGGTTATTACACCTAATAGGAATCAACCCCATCCCATTAAATTGGGATGGGGAATTCCTGTGTTTAAAGCAAAAAAAGAATAAGCTTGAGGAAATTGGCTTATTCTTTTTGAGGCTGATATTACCATATGCAAATATCAACCTCAGATTCAGGATCTAAACAATTTATTATTTGTTTAGATATTTCAATACCGTAAACAGTAAGCATGTAAACACCTCCTCTCTTAGATTCTTCCTCCTTCGTAAGGTGTTCATAAATATAGTATATAACTGAAATAATGTAGTATTTCAGAATAGAGAAATTTTATCTCTGATACTAATCATGAAATAAATAAAAAAATAAAGGAAAGTGTGCACCCAATCCTTTATTTTTTATGGTGTCGAAATATTCGTATTATACGACCCACCATGCAGTCTTTAGTATAATACGCTCCATGCACCCAGGGAAGTCATGGAGATTCATTTTCTACTAATATGCATAACCCTGTCTCTATTCGGCATATTAGCATTGTACCAGTAGATTTCTTTCTCTGACCTTAATATTAAAATCTACTGGATTATCAAATCCTATTAAGGCCTGGCTCTAGAGTAAGGGCTCTCTAGAGACTTAATAATTTTCTAGATAATAATATATACACCCTTAACCTTCTATATATTATTATCACCATTATAGTATATAATTGAAATATTATACCTTTACAATTAATTATTTCTTATACTAATTATTAATAGTAATAAATTAATAAAGGAGACAACAATGTTCGAACGAGTAAGTAAAAAAGAATGGGCTAGAGCTTTAGAAGATTTAAAAACTAATAATCCAGGATTATGGAATTATGTATATTCTAAAGACATTAAAGATGAGGATTATGATATAGATACAGTAGAACTTCCTAGAAGATCTACTCCTTTTTCTGCAGGATATGATTTCTATTCTCCATTTGAAATTAATGCAATTCCTGGTTTAAGATATCTAGTACCTACAGGTATTAAATGCAGACTAACTAATATAAAAGGTGCTAATCCTGTAGTATTAGAAAATCTTGTATTAAAGATATATCCTAGATCTTCTTATGGTATGAAGTATGGATTTAGATTCATAAATACAATTGGAGTCATCGATAAAGATTTTGTTGACAACGAGACTAATGAAGGCCATATCTATGTTGATTTTACAGTAGAAAATCCTATCAGTATTAAAAAAGGCGATAAATTCTGCCAAGGCATCATAGAAAATTTCTATATATTTAAAGATGAAATTGAACCTTTAAACAAAAAAAGAACTGGCGGTATGGGATCCACTGGTAAATAGATATAGGTTACATTAAGTAATTACTTTCACTTATAAATAAAGAGGTGTTTTTACAATGGATGAAAAACAAACATTACTTAAACAATTAAAGGATATTTACTCTGCTCCTACGACAAATCCTGCTAACTTCCAACAAATCCAAGCTTTCTATCAAGAAGTAAAAAAAGCAGAAGAAGTTACAAATGAAATGCGTTTAAAAGTGCATAATATGGCACATGGTCTATTCTTAGACTAACTATCTTATAATAGAATAATCCCCTTTCTTTCAAAACTTTTCTATTACATTAAATGCCCCGTATACTCATTACGAGTATACGGGTTCATTGTGTGTGTTTATATATTATAGAAGAGTAATTTTCTTTTCAAATACTTTATTGCATTCTAATGTAACAGACTCTTGTTCTTCATAATCTCCGTACTGCATACAGAGCTTGCCTTCAAAATCTGTATTCTTCATAGTAATGATTACTTTTAATTCCATAGCCTGACCTACAGGAACATCTAGAATCAATTCAAAAGAGTATTGAGGAGTTTCACAATTATAACCAATGAAATGATTAGTTACAGTACCAGGAATTGTTTGAGGTACTCCAGGAATTGGATTATAATCGAATGCTGCTTTCTTATATTGGATTACGTTGTGATAATCAGCTTCTTCACATTCTGTCAAACGTAAATATACTTCAGAATCTTCATCAGATTCTACAAATACTTTAATATCTTTATTTCCTACATGGATGATACCATCTTTTGTATTAAAGTAAATTTTAGATCCATTACCAAGCAAACCAAATTCTTTAATTTCGTCTTTACGACTATCTACTTCTTTATTGTAGTCATGATTTTCACCATCATTAGTAAATTCATATGCAGTAGAACCATCTTCACGATTTACAAACCAAATAAACATTTGTTTAGATACTGGAGAGATATCATGAGAGATAAAATCATTAACAGGTGTTTCCATTTTATTTCCTCCTAAAATAGATAAGAATTTATAAAAAACAAAGACGGTGAATGGAATAACCCATTCACCAAATCTTTGTCTGTGAGAGAAGTTTTACTATGTATCGAAAAATATAAGGCGACAGAGGAATTGTGTTGTGATTGAGTGATTTATTTTGAGGTATGTATCAGATCGTTTCATCTGATTGAGTTTGACATGAATTTATTTGTTTGAACCTTTTGATAGCAGCTTTTGGATATGTAATGGTTGTTATGCGGATTGTGGCATATATCAAAAGGTCACATGCGTCGTATTTGAGTGCTAATATTCATTTCCAGGGGGTGACTGGAGTTGGGAGAATATTCCGTTCTTTTTCAAGTGGTAAGATTCATGTATATTGCGTGTTTTGTGTAGAGTTCTATCGCCTTACATTTTTCTACTATTTTGTCATATTCGTATTAATTATTAAATCTATTCTTATAAGAATCTTCTTCTCTTATAAACTCCACAACAACTTTTCTTTGATGTGGTTCTGGAGTATGAGTAAATCCTCTTATATCACTTTTAAATTCTCTAATGGTTTCTCTAATAGGAAGATTTATATCATCTGGGATTCTATTTAGGATATCATTTACTACTCTATCTTTAAAACTCTTAACTCTTTCTTCAACGTCTGGAAGGATTTCTTTCTTTGCTATATTATACATAGCAATTCCAAATTCTTTGATCTCATTTTGCATTTCGTTTTTCTCCTTTAAAAATATCTTGTAGATATATCTCTACCATAATTATAGTATATGCTTATAAACCGGCTTAAGCGCTAGTAACATAAAGTAATGGCTTATTCTATTTATACTCTAAGACGGCCAGAGTGTAGGTAGGTAACCCATTGAAAAATTAAATACGCGATGACGATGTTGCTATTGTTAAAGTTGTTTAAA